AAAAACTCCGGTGCGTCAGTTCCGAATTTCCTCATGGTTCCTCCCTTGCCTCACAAATTAGGCCGTATACAGGCCGTCATCCGTGATGATATAAATGCTGTTTCCGGAGCTGTCCGGATAGCATGACAATGTAACAGGCCAGCCGACCGCTGCGTTGGACGCGAAAGTAACGTCTCCTACTTCGGTGATCTGTCCGTCCGGTACCGCGATAACGATCCGGGCGTCTCCGTCCTTCATCAAGAACACCCATGCATACTCATCCGGCATGAACGCGCCGAGCGCGACCTGTGCCTGGTTGCCGTGGGATGCGTTTGCGGTGGAGTAGGTCAGATGCTTAGAACCAAAAGCAACCTCAAGGGCCGCTTTGTCGGTTGAGATCATCGTCCACTGAAGCGTACCATCGAAGGACTCCAGAACTTTACGGACTACCGAGCCGCTCCAGTCCTTAATGTCCGTTGTGGATCTCGCCGGGGACAGCGTAACGCCGTCTTCTGAAACGTATTCATTACCGACGAACGCCTGGTTAATGGTTACGCCGGTCTTGCTAACGCTTGCCATTGTCGGAAGTGCCGTGCCGACCGGTGCATGAAGAATCGCGCCTGTCGTGCCCTGTTCCGGTGCGCCAATACGCACATCACTTGTATTAGGCATTTGTTATCTCCTTTGTTCGTGTTAATATCTGCGCCTTGAATGTGGCGCGTGAAAGTGTTGGATGGAGCGGGTCCGGGTTGTTATAAGGCAAGGTCATAATCTCCGAAGAATAACACGGCGTTCCGACTTCTTTTCCGGTAAGTTCACGAACCCATCCGCAGAATGAAGCCGCTGCCGTCATCGCGTCCGCCTGGTCTGCCGCGTATACATCGAAATCGACCTGGTGGGTTTCTATAACCATGTCCGATGTATAGCCGCCTGTCCGTGTTACGTGGACGTGCGGCAGAGTAGAGCCAAGAGACGCCGGGACAGCATGAGCGGATGCGCTGTACTTGTCCGTCGTTAATAACGTGTATAAAGCTGTCTCAATGTCGTTGTTTATTCTCATGGGTGAACCGCCTTTGTTAAGACCTTGTGAACGGCCTCCAGATATGCTCCGGTGTATTCGTCTGAAGAAACGAAACCGCCTGCGGTGAATATGTTGTTCGTGCCGGGTGCATAACCAAAATGCTCACCGGCCTCCGCAGCGATCCGCTCTCCGGCTTCATCTACGACCGCCTGCATTTCCGGAGACTTGAAGATCTCCATCCATCCTTTGCCGTTGTGTTCAATTACTATCTTTGCGCTCATTAGCCTTCCCACCTTGCAAGGGTGCAGCGTGTAGACGACGCCCCGCCGAGCGGTGAGCGTGTGTGGAATACCTCGCCCTCGATCTCGTAGGTGTCGCCGTTCCATACGATGCGGTCTCCCGCCTTTATGTCCGCATCATACGGTGCCCTTAATGTTCTGTGATCCGGTACCTGAAGCGTCCGGTCAAAGTCCCGGCTGGTTGCCTGTGCCGTAACTTGACAGCGGTGTATGGTGTGTTCGGTGGCTTGTGACCAGTCGAACACTTCCATTCCGTTCTTCGTTGTGATGGACGCCCTTTTTACGGTGACCGAATCTCTCCAAAAACTAAGCGGCATGACTGCTAACCACCTTGTAAGGTTCAAGAGCGCATTTCATTTGGGACGTGAGGCTGTTGGCAATACTGGACGCGCTTGCCGAATAACTTACCGAAACGCCGTCCGCGCTTTCGGATGTTACGCCTGCGGAGACCGAAAGAACGCCGCTGGTAATAGCGCATACTGCCTCGACTAAATCCGGGACAGCGTTTGCGTCATAACCGGCGGTGTATTCTACTTCAATGCCTCCCCATGCAGGCGTCCAGGGATAACCCCTCTTTATAAGGCCATCTTCGCGCCATTCATAGTCCGTGACCGTGTTGCCGTACTCTTTGACCGAATTGATCTCGCTGACATAACCAGCCGGTAATCTCATAACAGACGCCCCGCCTGCCGGTTTAGCCGTACAGTCAAGGGACGGAGAGATATGCCATCCGCAATAATTCCTCACCGCTTGCGAGGCCGCGTTCAAAGCAGCCTCGACTCGCGGATTGTCTTTATATGCGTTGTTGGTAATATCGTGGAAATCATCTTCGTAGATGAGCGGCTCCAAAGCCTCTACGTCATAACCCCATGCAGTTCTCATTTATCTTGAGCGCGGCGGGACTTGTTCTGTGGGGTGCTTGCTCGTTTCGTAGAAACGTCTTTCGCCTTGACGATCAGCTCGGCACCGGGATAATGATGTAAGTCTTCATCCGCGATTTGCCAGGTTGACCCTCGCCAGCGATATTCTTTTAATGCCATATCGCGCTCCTTTTCAGCTTATTACGCTGCGGTGCTGGTGGAAGAACCGGTGATCTTCACGAACGCAGCCGGGCGTCTTACTGCAAGAACAAGTCTCTCCTCAATGCGGACGGTGATCATGTTCTTGATGAAGTCGTCTTCGTTCTGGGTCGCAAGTTCAACTCTGAGTCCTTCGTTGCTCCGTACTACGGATGCGCCAGCCTTGAACGCGCCAACGAAGCAAGTTCCGGCCGTAACAGATGCAGACGGAACTACCTTCATACCCCAGATACGCGGCTCTTCGTCATATTCGCCGTTTCCATACGGAGCGGTAACAAAGCCGCCGCCGTAATACTGGCCGTCGGTGTCCTTACGGATCAGGATGTTGTAAAGATCATCCGGGTTGATCAGAAGCGCATCGGGTTTGAATCCGCTGTTCTTCCATACGGTCATCTTAGCCTTGAGGATTCCGTCCGGAGTCATGTGATCGCCGGTGCCGATTCCGCTGGTGCCGCTCAGAGCACTTACAAGGTAGCTCTCAACTGCAAGCTGATGCTGATACAGGCCGCGGTCATTGATAGCAGAAGCAAGCCACGGAGCGTCATGTACAAGTTCCTCAGACTCTTTCATGTAGGACGCGATCTTGCGAAGCGCAGCGGTGACAGCCGTCGGATCTCCGAAGCTCATCATCGGTTTTTCATTTGCTTCAGTTGTGTAGGCCGGACCGCCTTCAACGGTGCTGGACTCTACAAAGAAAGTCAGCGCATTGTTGCTGATAACTTCAGACGAAAACAGGTCAGAGATCAGAAGCTCTCTGCGTGCGCCGTATACGTTTGCATCATAGGTAGTGATCGCCGGTTTTACTCCGCTCGGAATAACCATCGGAGCGGCCACTTTGAACGCCGGAGATGTGAAGTTGATCTTCTGTTTTGTGTCGATATTTGCTTCGGTTACTTTTGCGGCGACAAATTCGCCGAGGTTCGTGTATTCCATTTTCTTCTCCTCTGTGTCTGCCGGTTCTTCTGCCGGTGTTTCAAGTTTCTTCATAAGTGCTTCAGCCTTATCTGCTTCTTCGATCTGCGCCTGTGTGTCTTCCACCGCTTTGATCGCTTCGCTCAGATCTTCGGCTTTGGTTTCGCTGTCTTCGGTCATGGCTTTCAAATTTGCCTTTGCCTCTTCCAGCTTTTCAAGTAATGTCATTTCTCATTACCTCCTAAGATGTTTCGTGCTTTCTCCAGAAGTTCGTTCTTCATCAGCTCCTCATCGTTGACCGTATCCAGTTCCTCCGATTTGGCTTTTGCTTCTTCCTCTTCCGGTTTATCGTCAAGCTCACCCAGAACCCTCTGGATCAGCATGATCGCTTCGCGTAAGTCTTCGGCGTCTTTTGCGCTGTTGCGACGGCCTGACTTTGTTTCTAAGATCTCCGCCACACTTCCTTCCGGAACATATTCCATCGATTCAGACTTGATACTGACGATCGACGTATCCGGGTTTGCCGGGTATAAGACCAGGCTGACTTCGTGGATGTTCAGCTTTCTCAGTTCGTTCGCCTTGCGTCCGTCTTCCAGTTCCACTTCGCCCGCTTCTACAACGTCATAAGCAAAAGAGAACTTTGCCAGGCGTCCGTCCATCGCCAGCTCCCTCGCCCGCTGCGCTTCGGGTGTTGCGTCAAACGTGGCCTCGAACTTCAGGCCGTGATCGTCTTCTTCCAGACTTGTGATCGTTCCGATAAAGTTCTTCAGTTCCTCGTTATCGTGGTTATACAAAAGCGGCAGGACTTTCCCCGCCGCCTTGATGTTTTCTATGGACTCTGTAAAGGCTCCCTTTGCTACGATGTCTCCGTAGCTGTCCGGCTCTCTTGTCCAGGTGGACGCATAACCGGTAATCGTGCCGTTGTCGGCCTTAATATCGAATGTCTTATTCTTAATCATTGTTTACACCTCAATCTCTGACTGTTATCTCAAGAACGCATTGACAGTTCGCTACCTCTTCCGCGTCTAAGTTATCCATATCGCCCGGCCACATCGCGCCGTTACTGAACGGTTCGTCATACGGTACCGTCTCGCCGTTCATCATGGCATGGGATGCGCGCGGGTTTGACGAAGTGACCACCCAAGTCTTGAACACATTGTCACCGCGTCCCCTGTTCTGCTCACAAGCCTCTAAGGCCGACCAGCTGACCAGAGCCACCGCAAAAGCGGCACCGGCCGTAACGGAGCGGTTTTCTTCGGCGTTCTCAAAGACGCCTTCTGGTGTTGCTTTCAGCGCGTCTTCATCCTCGAAGCTGTCTTCGTCCAGGGACTCTTCAAGCTCTTTTCGGGTCTTCTCGTTCATCATTTCAGCGCGCCGGCGGCACATCTTTTCCAGATATGCTTTTGTCCGGTCCGCGTCATAACTGCCGGAGTTGCCCCATAAGTCATGGACGGCTTCGCGCCCGATGGATGCGCTCATGTCGAAAACAGTCCCGAACAAGTCTTCGGTCAGTTCATCGTCCCAGCGTTCAGCGTCCCACCATTTTTCGGTCTTTGCGCCGATCTTCGGTAAGACGCTTTTGGACTGCCGGGTAAAG